ATGTTTGATTGTTTTTTTCTTTTAAATAATTTTTTGTTTTTGAGAGTTACTTCAATATTTTTTGGAGTAGCTCTTTTTGTTTTTTAAAAAATAATAAAAAAGAAATTTATATATTTTCCAATGTTATTTTTATCATTTCATCATTTATATCTTCTATCGCTCTTAATTTATCCCTATTAACACAAGAAATTACATTCCATCCATATTTTACTGATAATTCCTTAGCTGTTTCATAAGCATTTTTTAAATAATTTCCATCTTTTTCGTGAATATCCTTCTTTTTTCCCCCTGTTATCTTATTCTCCCTATTTTTCATCAGTTTTTGACTAAACTCAAAAGGAATATCCAGAAAAAAAACAATATCTGGCTTCGGTATTTCAATTTTTCCCCATTCTAGATCTACCAGCCATTCTAAATATTTTTCTTTTTCTTTTTCATCCAAAATTTTCGGAACCTGATGAATCATATTGGAAATTGTATATCTATCACTAATCACAATTCCGCCATTATTATAAAATTCTTCCCATTCAGTCTTAAATGATGCAAACCTGTCAATCGAATAAAATACCGAAGCCGCATAAGCATTAACACTTTCAGCCGTTTTTCCAAATTCACCTGCAAGATACATTTTCACTGGCTCAGAAGCTCTGCTTTCATAATTTGGAAAAGATATTTTCTTTACTTTCTCTTCTCCTTTTATTTCTTTCAATTTTTTATACAGTAATTCTGTCTGCGTTTGTTTCCCGCTCCCATCTGTACCTTCAATAATTATTAATTTCCCCATTTTTTCAAGTTCCTTTCAATTTCCTTTATTTCTCAATCTCACACGGCTAAAGTCACAAGTATTCTTATACTCAAGCCCATAAAAATACTTATTGAGAAAAATATAGCAGCCTTATTTAAAAGACTGCTAAAATTCTAAATTGTACTTTTATTTACTATATTTTACTGATTTTAATCTTTTTAAATCAGTTTAAACAGTTAGTTTTAAAGATCTTAAAGTAATTTTACTTTTTAATCCAAGGCATTACTTATAGTTTTAGTTTTATTGCAGTCTATTATTTTTATTGCATTCTATTACATATAGTTTTTAAAATATAGTACATTTTCTACCTTTTTTTGTAACTTTTACTGATATTTTACTGGTATCTTCTTTAAGAATAACTCTAACAATTTTTTGACCATTATTAGAGTTATAAAATATTTACTATACTTTTATTTTATCACAGATAAGATAAAAATACAATGGAGTTAAAATGAAAAATTTTAAAATCAAAAACTTAGATGAAAAAGATATTGAGAATCTAAAACAAATAAAAATTATAGAGCTGGAAGAAATGAAACTTCAGGATTTGAAAATTCTGAAAATAAAAATTGAGACAGTTATTGAGAATATAGAAAAAGAATAAGAGCCATTAAAGGCTCTCATTTTGTTTTTTTTTTAATTCTGTATCTTTTTTCTTCCTTTCTAATTCAATTGCAAAAGCCTTTTTAAAATTTTTTTCAAAATCAGAAATATTATCTGATAATGCCATTACTCCCAGTAATTTTGAAATATGTCTATCTAACTCAGGAACTCCTATATCGACACTTAAAAACTGATGATGACGGTATAATCTATTGTTTGAAATAGATTTAGGGTTTTCTCTTTTTATATACTCTATGACGCTTTCTGGAAATAAATCATAAACATATTTCATTGTAAAAGAACCCGCATATCCTGGTCTTTTATTAGAATTCTCATCGTATTCCCAATTGTGTAACCTAAACATTTCCTTATAATACTGTTTTGGAAATCTTTTTTGCCATTTTAATAAATCTTCACCAATAAATTTAGCCAGCAAATTTTGCAATTCTTGTGCTTGTCTATCATTTTGATATCCAGTAGCTTCATCAATCAATGCTGTTATCCCAACCTTAGCTAATGCTCTCATTAAAATTAATGACTGCTCGTATAATGGTTCTTGTGCTGTCATTAATGCTTTTCTACTATGTGCTTCTATAAAAATATCACAAATAGCTGGTATAGTTTCTGCTTTATAACCTTTTACCACTCTTCCATTTTTTGATATGTATTCAACTTCTTCAAACACTTTTCGCAAATCTTTGTCTAAAAAAGCAATCAAATTTTTAGAAGTTATAAAATACGGGATAACGGTATTTTCATCTCTTTGACTACCTCTTCTTTGTTTTCCAAAAGTTTTGTATATACTACTTTGCGTTATGATTCTCTGTCCATTTTCTAAAACTGCACAACTAATGGAAGTGTCTCCTATAATCAATTTACCACTATGAGTAACTTTAAAATGTATTTTTTTCATTCTATTCCCTTCTAAAATAAGATTTATTTGATTATCATTCATATCATTATAGCAAAACGGCTATTTTTTGTCAATATATTTAAAAAATATTGTGACTTTTTTGTTCACAAAAAAAGATAGCCATTTCTGACTATCAATTTATAAGTGATTTTATTTTAGCAACAAGCTCATTTTCAATTGATTCCATATGTGTTTCCACAATCCTTGCTGCTTTTCCATACAAATCTTTTTCTTCGACACCTTCTCTTTTTAAATCGTCTAAGATATGCAGTAGTATCTCTTTTGTCTGTTCAAACTCATCTTTTATCATTTTAGATAATAACTTATAAGTAGTCTCCTCTATAATGTCGTGCATATCATTTTCAAAATTAATCATCTTGGCATCGAAAAACGTTTTGATTTCCTTGTTGATTACATCCCAGTTTTCTTCCAAGTGATTATTTTTTATGTATTTTAAGATGCGTTTTTGAACTGCCCAACGCATATCCTGTATTTTTAGTATCAAAGCTATCTCTAGCCCTTTGCCTTTTAGAAAATCGTTGTTTAACTGATTTTCTAGTTTAGCTAAGACTGTTATTACTTTTTCCTGCTGCTCAAAAAGTCTTTTTTGCTGAGTGATATAAGTATGACTTATAACTCCCATTATACCCAGCTGAATTATTGCTTTTACTTCTTCAAAATTTATCCCCACATTTTATCCTCTTTCGCTGCTATAATATGTTTTTGTTCCCTGCCTTTTCCTCATCAAAAATTTGTTGCAGTATAACTTTTAAGTCAAATGTCTTTCTAGCCTCCTTTAAGACTTCTGATAGCACTTCTTCGCCAATTTCTTCTGCGAAGTCAGGAATCCATTTTCTGTCAATTGATTTTTCTTTTTCCAACAGTTCTTCAAGTTTATCCCAGAAACCTTCATACACCTGTTTAAATTTTTCTGCTCCAGCTTTTCCTTTTGAAATTATTTCTGTTTTATAAATTAAAGTCTTCCCTAATTCTAAAATTTTACCTGTCAAATATATTTTAGCTACTAATTTATCCATTTTTATCACTCCTATTTTCTTATTTTATTAATATCAATTTTAAGCTAGCCAACAAGCCCTACAATCAATTTGTGCTTGCTAGCCAACCATTTTTAGCACTTGTGTTAGACTTATATCGAAGCCATTTTTTTTACTGCTTCAGTTCAAAATGTGGTGTATCATTCATTTTCCAGTTTCCGCCCCATTCGACGTTTATATTTTTAGATTTTGCAACCGCTAATATGTGATTTGCTATTAATTTTAATTTTTTTTCATCATATCCTTCATCAGATGTAAATTTTCTGTATGCTCCGTTTTCGATAACTCCACAAGGGAATATATCAACTGCATGTCCAAATCCATCTTCCTTGATTTGATGGTTTGATTTTGCTCTTTTTCCATCACAATTTGTTACAATTCTACCCGGCTTACTTCTTCCGATTTGGTATAATGCAAACTGTTCTTCTGTTGTCCTAGCACCATCTGTGATTCTGAAATCATATGGGCTGTTTTCTATTGCCGCTTTCATAACTTCAACAAGTTTCGGATGTACTTTTCTCATTTTATCCAAACTAGTTTGACTGAAAGAATATTTTTTATTCTCTGTTGCTGTATTTTCCTTATCCCAATCTCTCAAATATTCCTCCTTTCTCTGAACTCTGTTTAACCAACCTGTCAAAAATCTTCCTTGCGTTCTGTCAGCTTCAACTTTAGCTCTATAATAGATTCTTTGTAAGTTATGATAAACTTCTAAAAATTTTTCAGCATCTACTACATTTAATGCCTCCAATGTTTTGTTTCCGATTATTCCGTCCACATCCAGATTAGAACCATTAATCCGATTTAAAGCAGCTTGTGCATTCTTAATTCCATTTCTTCCACTATTTACAGCCCAGTCGCATATAGATAATGCCACCTTGTCATTCACGACCTTATCCAGCTTGTTCCCCAAGTAATATTTCTTCAGATAAATATTCTTTGCAAAATCTATTGTTAAATTTTGCATATCGCCTTTATATCCAAAGTTTCTTGCCACTTCCTCAATTATTCCATATTTTGTTTTTCCGCCCTTGTCATGCTTGTCATTAGAATATCCTCCTTCGACCATTAGCAAGTAGTCAAAAATTCTTTCAAATCTGTCCATTTAAATCACTTCCTTTTTTTTAATTTCTTTTATATCTTTTTCTATTGTTTCAGTTATCAGAACAATATTGTCCCCTTCAAACATAGCATCTGTTACTTTCAATAATTTTCCTTGCTCCGTAATTTCGATTCCAATTAAATTCCTTAACTCCATTCACTCCACTTCCTTTTCATCTATCAGCTCCATATTTTTAAGATACTTGTACAGCCTATGCGGATTAAATTCATATCCAACTCTATCTTTCAGTGATTTTAATTTATATGTCAATGTAAATTGCAACGCATAGTCTATCGCGTTTAGACAGAACTCGCTGCAAAAGTATCTGTCGTCATCCTGAACTTTTTGAGCATAAAAGAACTGTCCCAAGATACCTAGATAATCATAGCCCTTGCCTTTATTTTTTCCAAAAAATGCTAAAACGTCATCTGCGTCTATGTTACTGTCAAGCTCATAGATATCCATATTTTCTTTGTGCACAAATGGTTTCATTCTCACTCCGCCTGGATTTGCCGAATACACATAGTTGTTATAGATAAATTCGGCGTGCGAGTATTTTCCTAGCGTCCATAATGCTATCAAATGCCCTATCAGTCTCTTGGGTTTATGAAAACATATATACAATTTGTCTTTTTCTAACTGCATAAATACCTCCTTTATTCGTAAATAACTTTTTTAAGTGTTTCTCCTCCAATTTGTGCATATCCAACAAATAATGGCTTTAATTTTGGTTTAGAAGCCGCTTTTCTAATTTCTTCCAAAACTTCTTCAACAGTTCTTCGCTTAAAAACATTTCTAGTATTAATTCCATTTCCTGTTAATGTCTTTTTTGTTGTCATATTACCTCCTAACTCTGCTTTATTTCACTATCAAATAATTTATTATATTCAGATTCAGCGTCAAATGTTTTCAATTCCTCAACCGTTTTATTTTCTAAGCTGTGTGATAATGTTGTTTCAGCAACCATCGAAGCTGTCGTATGCTTTCTCATTATTTCAGACATTTCTATGAATTTCTGAACACTTACATTTACATATTTTTCTGTTCCATCCTCGGTATAGAATTTCCAGTTGCTGTACTCTGTTGACATTAAGTCAGTCATAACTTGTGAGAAATCCAATTTCTGCCCTTTTGCTATTTTCCCCATTAATCCGAGAATAAAGCTGAGAACTAAGCTAAATAATATTTTAGTGATATTGCTTTGATCTATCGTCCTGTTGCCTTGTAAATACTTTGTGCCTTCCACTTCAAACTCAAAAGGCTTTTTCTCCTTTTCAATTCTCAGTTCATAAAGCTCCTGTTTCAATTTCTCGATTTTTTCTTCTTTTCTATACTTGATCTGATTATTTTCTATATATTCAAATTCAGATAATTCAACTGTTTTGATTTTATTATTTTCTACAAGTTCGTTATCTGCAAGAATGTATTTTCCAGCTTTGTAAAGTTCCTCTTTTGTTGATTCTCTTAAATCTCCGTTTTCTAAAACTGGATTTTGATATTCTGTTTCATTCCAAATATGTTTTTCTGTATTCCAGTCCGGATAAAATATAGCTGGATTCTTCTTAAATTCTTCCAAATTTGTGATTGTTGGTCTTGCTATTATTTCAAGACTTTTCTTGTCATAAATTACAACGTTCATTTATTTTCCTCCTTTTTTTAATATCCTACCGCAAACCAGTTGACATCAGTGTCAGCTAATTGTTTATTGTTGTCCCTTCCGATTACTTTAAAACTTTCTCTATCGAAGCTCAAAACAGCAACAGAGTAAGCGCCGACATTATTATCTTGTGCAACTACAAAAAGACATTTGTTATCAAAAGGAGTTCCAAACAATATTCTCGTACCTCTATCCCAATCTGATTTACGGTATCTTCCGTTTCCAGATTTAAAAACTAAATTAGCAAAATTAAATCCTCCGTTTGCGTTTTGAAATAATTTTTCTAATCTGTCTGAGATAGGCTTGTTGGAAATAGCTCTAAATTTTGAGCTATCATTATACGTTAGATTGTTGTCCATAATGCATTCATAGTATAATTTTGTAACTGTGTCATAATAGAACTTTCCAGCAGTCTTTGTTCCTGAATCCTGTATTTTTCCTCCAAACTCTATTCCTAGAATTTCAGCTAGCCTTTTTCCCTCTAGAGCTGTATTTGCAGTAGTTCCTAACGTCACTATTCCAGCTTTGTTTTCTGTTGCATAGTCTGTTTTTTTGATACAGTTATCTAAATAAGAACTTTCAAAATTTTTGAATAAATTTATTACTACAAATTGACTTCCGTTGTAAATTAATTCGTACGTTTTATTTAAATGAATATCGCCAGCTTCTATTTGTTTCAAAGTTCCGTTTTGTTCTTTTAATAATGTATAATCGACATTATTTAATCTTAGCTTTGTTGTTGTATTTGTGTTAGCATTGTCTACTGTTATTCTTAATTTTAAGTCATTGTTTAGCCCAAATTCTGTTAAGCCTTCTAAATTGCAGATGTAATAATCAATATTTAAATTAGTACTTTTTATCGCCTGTAAAGTATGAACGTTTCCGAGTTGCAATCCATTGTAAATTTCTTCTGTTTCAGGTGTTCCTGGTTCTCTTATATTTCCAAAAGCTGGTGTTATACTCTTTATTTTTGTATCTCCTCTGTTCGTTTCTTCGATTTTGTAGTGTGTGCCAAATTCCACTTGTTGTGCTTTAAATTTAGTTAGTTTTGCCATCTTCCCTCCTATTTCAAATCAATAATATTTTCTTCTCCCAAATCCAGTTGTCCTAAGCTGTTCCGACCAAATCGTCCAAATCTTGAATACGCAAAGTTACAAACTGGATTTCTATTTACTTCGTTTTTGATTATATTTTGTCCTAAAGTTTTACTTCCAAATCTCATTCCGACTACATAATTATCCAAACATTTGTGCGTATTTACTTTTACTCCACCGCCCACTACATCGTTTAAATCCAGTTCATCTATTAAAGAATAATCAAAATCTCTGTTACTCACGAATTTGACGTCATATAATGCTGGCTCATTATTTGTATTCAAGTTAATTAGCGGTGTTAATCCAGTAAACATTTCTCCAATATTGCTTATTGTTTCCAAATTTGGAATTAACTTATATTTTCTCATCGCCAATTTAATTCTATTTCTGTATCTGTCATCAGTTTGTCCGTTTCTAGTAACATTAAATTTTTCTCCCAAATCATCAAGAAATTCCCCGTTTGCATAATCTATTAGGTACTGTTTTTCTAATAAATTATAAATTTTATCAATTTCATCAAACAATTTAGCTACAGCTTTATAAAAAGATTGAACATTATTATTTTTTTTAAGCCACCATGGACATTTAGAAAGTAAGTACTCATAATTATTCGACATATTCAGCCACCTCATTAAATCCTAGTTTCAAGACCTTAACAAAATCATTTCCTGGATTTTCTTTAAATTTAAAAGTTATATCTATGTTTAACAGCTTGTCAGCAGCATATACTGTTCTTATAAATTCACTTTCACATTTATAAGATGTTATATATTCTCCAACTTTCAAGGATTTTATATACTCTTTTACAATTTCTTTTAAATTTTCTTCAAGAATATTTACGCTTTCAGTTCTCTGAAATTCAATTTTTACTTGCACTTTTTTCTTTTTAGGTCTATAAAATCTGATTTCTCTGTCTATACCTTGATTATCTTTGACAGTTACAACAGTATCTCCATTCATTTGAATAGCTTGATCCTTTTTTTTCCATATAGCATTCGCTATATCTTCATTACGTCCACCATCAACTATTAAAACGATAGATTTTGGTTCTAGTCCTTTGCTGTCAACTTGCATTGTCTTATTTTCATCAGCATAAACAGACTTAACACCTTCCTGTTTCAATATTTCAGCTCTAATTCCGTCCAGATTCCACTCACTTTCATTACGACTCAAAAACCAGCGTTCGATGTATTCGTTGTCACTTTCCTGATCCTGTCCACCTGCTGCAATTTCGTTTTGTTTGAAATCATAAACACCGTTTACAACTTTAACTAATTTAATAATACTTCCTACTTCCTTATTACCTTGTTCTCCTGCTGTATCGCAAGTAAATTCAAAAGTGGTCTTATTATTTAATATTCCATTTTCAGAAAGTGTATATCTGATTCCATCATTCGCTTCAACGATTACATCTCCAGCCTCAAGTGTTACATTTACTCCTCCTATCAACTCAATTTTCACAGTTGCCTGACTTTCCTGTTTACGTTTAAAGAAAAATGGGCTATTCGCCAAATGTTCATCTATTTCTATACCCTCACAGTTCAGCAAGTTCATTTTTTCTGCCTGTATCTGCTGCCTTTCCATCTTTTCCCTTAAAAGTCTTGCCACAGGATACATAAGCATATACCAAGCACTCCGTTTATCGTTAGAGAAGTCGTCTTTTAACAATGTCTTTAATTCGTTATTTAAGATATTCATATTATCCTGTACTGTATTTACTGTTATTCTCGCCAACCAATTCCAACTCCTTTCATTAATGCCAATTCATTATTGTTAAAGATAAGCCCAATATTTACTTTTAAATGTCTGTTTTCATATTCATAAGTTTCAACATAACATCTACTTAAATAATCTCTAAAATTAGTCATTATTTTATCTCTGATATGCTCCAGAACTTCATTTTCGTTTCCATGTGTACCAAATAATTTCTCAAAATTTAACCCATATTTTACGTCATATTCAAGTTCTCCCTCACGAATGTGCAACATCAGTACGATTTGCTGTATAAATTCAAAATATTTTTCTTTCGCTCCAAAAAATTGTATATCTCCTTTTTCAACATATAATTCTCCAGTCGCGTTATTTAATTTTACATCCATAAATCACACTCCTATGGATGATCGTAAGGTATTCCACCCTTACTCACTCCACTTTCTGTATCAAGACTTTTTGCTTTAATATCTCCAACAGTCAACGTTCCTGAAATATTTACATCTCCACTTACTGTTAGGTTACCATTTAAAACCACATCTCCATTAATTTCAATACTTACAGGAATAGAAACAGCTGTTGGATCAGTAGGGATTAAAATTGGTAAGGCAATAGCGTTTGTTAAATTATGCCTTTTGTTAGTATTCACTACGGTCGTTTCCTTAGTAATGTAACCACTTATATCTCTACTGCAAATTAAAATAGGGATTTTATCGCCTACTTTAAAATTAATTTTGATATTGATATTCCTGTTTCCTAATTGACACATTGGAACGTGTAAAATCGGAGGTAATTTAACTTCTCTAAACTCTGCTAAAGGCTCTACATCCACAAATCCGTTAGGATATATTTTTGTTATCTCTGCTATTAAAGAAGTATCAATTTTACCCAACATTGATTTCATATATTCTTCCATCATTTTCTTCTACCTTTTCCTTTGCTTCTTTTAACTTGAGTAACTTTTCCTTTTTTATTTTCTCCTTTTTCGATTTTCTTAATTTCAGCATTATTTTTCTTAACGTCTGAATCGTTATTTACAACTCTTACTTTCAAAGTCATTTTAAAATCACTAATATCGCTAATTTCAACAATTTGACATATTGTTGAGATTTCGTTACTTATTAACTCAATTAAATCACCTTTTTTCAAATAATAGATTAATAAACATTTAACTTCATAATCATATTTCAACTCTTCTTTTTTTTCTTTTTTATTAGACTTTTTTGATTGATTATTTTTTTTTGAGTCCTTAGTTACACTTTTATTATTTTTTTGATTTTTTGTTGTTTTTACTTGCTTTTTTTGTTGCTGTTTTGCCACTTTTTTTCCCACCTTTTGATGTTTTCTTACTTCCTTTTTTACCTTTGTTTTCTTTCGTTTTTTCCACTTTATAACTTATTTCTTCAATATTTTGTGGCTTAGGCTCTTCTAGAAGTCCACTTTGATAACTCAATTTAATAACTTTTTCGGTGCTAATTTCATTATGATAAATATAAATAAAGTCATTTTTTGTAGTCATCTGGCTATCACAATCTTTCACAATTTGCCCTATTTCATACAATCCGCTACCCAGTATACTTTCGCCAATGCTATATACCTTATCATTTTTTAATTCACATTGTTTAACAGTAAAACCACATTTACTCGCCAAATCATTAATTATTGTGCTTGCTGTTGTATTCGGAGCATATGCGGCACTTACTAACTTTTTAAAGTCTGCCGGAACTTCTCGGCATTTTAATTTCAAAGTTCTTTTCTCGACTTCTTTTCTAGTAATAATACCGCTAGCAACTTCTCCTATATCTGTGCCATATCCAGCAACGAGCATTACATCATCTTTTAATTTAATTTTTGCAATAGTGGTATTTGTCAACCCTTTTATTTCAATATTAAACTCATTAGGCTCTTCGTCTACTGATTTATAAGTCCATTTTATTTCTACTCCGTTTATTATCGTCGGATCTGTTAAATTATAATCTTTTGGAAAAACAAAATTTAAATCACCATCATCCGTTTCAATCTTAATTTCAGTTCTTTCTAAAAACAATTTATTCAACATCGTCCTCTTCCTCTTCTATATCAAAATATTCTAAAAACACAGTTTCACAAAAATTCTCGAAGGTAATTGGAACTTCTTTTTTATCAAAGCTAAGAGGCACAATGTGACAATTTAGAAAATCGCTGTTAATATTTCCGTTTTCATCTTTTGCCATAAACCATCCAACAGGTCTGCCGTAAACCAATTTTTCATTTTCAAGCAACATTTCCCCGTCTTCATCCATAATATCCAAATAAATGCGATTATTTGTCTTAAAATGCCTTATTCTAAGTAAAAAAATCTCGCTGCCACTTTTAAATGTAAATACATAAGGAATTTTATTTTTATCTATTTCTATTCTCATTTCAAAAATCCCTTGTACTCAATATTACTTGTCTTAGTTCCAGCCACTCCTGTCTTTTGCTCATCTTTTAATGTAGTTGATTCAGTATTTAGAATCTCACCTTTTCTCATCAGATAAGCAAACTCCAGAACTTCAAAATCAATTTCAAATTCTAATGTTGTCTGAGTTTTATAGCTTCTCGAAACTTTAGTTATAATCATGTCCTCTATTGTTTCGATTGTGGAAATTGTACAAAGTTTCTTTTTTTGCCATAATTCAACTATCTGTTCATAAATACTTTCAGCATTTTCAGTTCCCAAATTAGTCAATACGACAAAAATACTGTATTTTCTATTACTATGTGAAACATTGCTACTTATCAATGTACTGTCTCTATCTTCAAGGGAATGTGTTTTTACATCACTGCTTCTTTCATCGCTCTTAATTTGTACCCATTCAAGTGGAATATCATTAATTTTACATTTCTCTGTTTCTTCAAAAACAGTAAAGCCGTAATTTTCTTGAAAAAATTTATTAACTTCATCAGAGTGAGCGAGGGCAATGCCATGAATACGTGCACCCCAACTTCCTAATTCGCTTTTAAAAATCATTCTTTTTCCAAAATTTCTAGCACTTTTATAGGCAATGTTTCCGTATTCGTTTTTTCTTATATTTTGTAATGTTGTATTCAAATTACTGAAATCCATTTTAACCTCCCATTGCCAAATATTTTTCTTCAAAGAATCTTCTTAAAATTTCTTCGATTTTTCTTGTTAATTCTTTGTCATTTCCACCTGAATTTTCAACAACTATTGTGGGAGAAAAAATATTTTGTGAACTTCCACCGTTATTTGATTTGCTGCCAGAACTTGATTTTTTGCCGTCAATCGCTTTTTTAGATGACTTCCCAAATTGGTCTCTCATCATTTTTCTAGTTGCCTCAGCCGTCGAAATTCTAGTACCTTGCGGCAAGTTCATAGTCATCTCTTCATTAGCTAAAAACTGTTGTCCGCTAGGCAATCTAATCATTTCCGCACCTTTTTCAGCAACGGTAACAGGTCCACCTTCCCACGATTTGTCTCCAATATAACGTCCTTTTCCGCCGCCTAAAAATCCAAGCCAAGAAGGAGGTTTAACATTAAACATTCCCGCAATTTTACTAGCAATACTACTTACTGTACTTGCTAATCCATTGAAAAATCCTTTGATTGCGTTAATTGCTCCTTGTGCAACACTTTTTGCCTTATTGAACGCCTGAGTGAAAAATGTTGCAACTTTATTGACGGCTGCTCCAATTGAATTTATAATTCCTACGATAACTGCTAATACTGCCCCCATAATACTTGCAACTATTCCAATTATTGCTGAAAATACTCCAACTACAGCTCCAACAATCCCAGCAAATACTCCTATGACTATTTGAGCAACCGGAACTATTGCGGCTATCAAAGCAGCACCTATTTGCATGGCTATGCCAGCGATTGGTAATAATGCAGTTCCGATTTGAACTGCTAAATTAACAATGACTGCAAATATCTGCATTAAAGGCGCAAGTGCTGGCGTTAGCATTGATACAGCTTGCATAGTCTGCTGAAAAGCCATTGCAAGCATATTTCCTATGCTTCCAAAATCAATATTAGCAAATAATGTCATAACAGCATTACCAATATCGCTGAATATCTGTCTTATTTGTCCAAAATTAATACCACTAATCATTTGTCTGATTACTCCAGCAACTTGTCCAGCTAAACTTATAATCATATTCAGTCCATTAGCTATACCGTTTGTAAGTCCTTCTCCGCCAACTCCGCTAAATGCTTGCGACAATGCAGTTCCTATTTGTTGTATCGGTCCAATTAAAGGACCAAAGTCTAATTTTCCAAAAATATTTACTATACCATCTAATGCCCCATTAGCCATTCCAGCAAGTCCAGTAAATGCCCCTTGTAAATCCTGAGCCATTTTTTGACCAGCAGGAGTGTTTAATAATTGATTAACTTTGGTAAGTAATCCGTCCATAGCTTGTTGCCCTGCATTCTGTGCTTGTTGCCAAACTTTTCCGAAAGTCAATGGCATTTTAGAGTATTGGGCTTCTATTTCATCCGCGCTTCCCAATACAGCATTTTTGATTACATCAGACGTGATTTTACCTTCGGAACCAAGTTTTTTAAGTTCTCCCATAGACACTCCCATACTTTCAGCTATTTTTTGAGCCAAAATTGGAGCATTTTCCATTACTGACCTAAACTCATCACCTTGCAGCTTTCCAGAAGTCATTGCCTGATTTAATTGATACATGGCTGACTTTGCTTCTTCTGCTCCAGTTCCTGATACTTTAAACGCTTTATCTAACGTACTTGTAAATTTAACAGCTTCATCATCATTAAATAGTCCTTTAGTAAGCATTTTTAACTTAGCAATCGAATCTAATTGAGCTCCGTAATCCGCCCCACTACTTTGAGATGCTTTAAATGTTTTCTGTTTCAATCCAGCAACATCATTCGTTACCATTCCAAGTCTTGAATTTCTTAATGAATTTTCATCGGAAGCTTTAGCTATTCCAGCAAAACTTATTCCACCAATTAATCCACCAATAGCTCCAGTAATTGCACCAAATTTGGAAAATTTACTTATTAAACTACCCACTTTCTCTTTTATAGAGTTTAATTTATTTTTAAAATTTTCTAAACTTTTTCCACTGAAAGCCTGTTTTATTTTAGGACCTAATTTCTCAAACACTCCTTGCAGCAATCCACCTTTTCTTACACCAACATTTAATTTGTCAACCCACTTATATAGTTTGCCACTTATTGCATCTCCGATTTTAGGAATTTTGGAAAAACTATTAACAAAATTATATACTTTATCGCCAGCCAAAAAATTTGAAAAATGTATTTTCATTCTTGCGATTTTCATGTCCATTCCGTTCATTGCATTTTGCAATTTAGTTATTCCGTCTGTCTTTATTTTGCTTCCTAATTTCGACAGCTTTTCTTCTATTTTTGAAGCGGCTGGTAATAAAGATTGCATTTTTGATTTTAATTTGTTTAT